TTATAATTTAACCCCTGTTTGTCTCTCAATACTTTTTAAAGTCCTGATTGGATAAGAATCTCTAGGACAGGGTACAGTAACTTTTCCTAATCCAGGTTTATCTGGATTAATCAAGTACTTATGACTCCCCCTCTGGACTCCTGTTTCAATCCAACCGTTCTTTTTAAGTATCTTGAGTAGTTCTTTTGAGTTATAACTCTTCATAAGAAGCGTCCTCCTTACATTAATAATATACGTGTTATTATACGTGTGTCAAGATTGTACAGAAGAAAAATAAATAATATATAACATATTCCCTGTACCCCTTGCAATCACTGGCATAGACCCTAATTCATGATATAAGCGATTTTATATCTTTAGGCATACTATAGGTATACTGATATCAACTATAATTTTATTACTTTTAATTTTAGGCACAAAAAAAGAGACAGTTTATAAAAAACCATCTCCAATTTCACCTTTGATAGACACTTCTATCTTTCCCCTACTCACGAAAGGACTTTTTCGCTTTCCGACTAGCCTTATATACTATACCACAAACAAAAAATCCCACCATAAGGCGGGAAATTTCGCAGTCAGCCTAAAGCACGACCAGGTATCTATACTATACCATTCAAAAAAGCCCCGCCAACATAATGACGGGGCAGCATGATATTACGTAGAACTTTATTCTACTAGATTTTACTACTTTTTATTTTTATTTTCCCAAACTTTGGCTTCGATCGCTTCATTTAAAAATTTATTGGAATTTTCAAATTCGTTTTCTAGGATTTTTTTTGTTTCGCTATCCAGCATTTCGATAACTTTGACCTTGGTAGCATTGAAAGCTTCTTCTGCTTCTTTCTTTCCAAAACCTCCCTTGTCTTTTAGTTCTTGTACAAAAGTTTGATTTGTAATATTTACTGCCAAACTTACAATTTCCAAAGCTTTTTCTATCGCTCTTTTTGCTCTTTCATCTTTGATTTTGTACTTGTTTTCATTGATATACTCTGTAAGATATTTAAGTCCTATAAAAAGGGCAGCTGTTAAAATTGTCAATATTATGTTTGTAACTATATTGTTCATTTCTTCCTCCTAAAATTTAGCACTAAAAAAGCGACTACTTTCGTAATCGCTTTAAGATTTATTTTAAATTAAAATATCATCCAAGGTGTAGTATCGCCACTAAGTCTTCTATAAGCTACATATCGTCTTTTTCCGGATGCATCACCAATATAAGATATCCAACGATATCCGTCTCCTTCATATACAGAGTCGTAGTAGATATTTTCCCACGCTCCGTATTGTGCTACTATTGGTGCATCCGTACTTGGATACGCCCTCACATTACATACGGTAGTAGTTAGGCCATGCCAATCTTCATCTTTAACCTTATGCCATTTAGTAGATGAAGTGTTTTTCTTTTTTGGCTTTGGTGTATCATTCGCCCCTATTGGTCTGAAAAATCGCACTGGATAGTCAGAATTATCTAGATACCACCAATATCCCTCAGATTCGTCATTTGTGGTGACAGTCCAGTTTGAGCCAGCGTTACAGTGAATTATCTCGCCTTTTCTTAAAAAGATACCAGTGTGTCCATATGCTCCACCGCTTGCACCTTCTACACCTTTTACAAAGATGTCGCCTTGTCTTACTTCTGAGTAAGAAATCTCTTTTAGGTACTTGCCTTGTCGTGCAAGTCTAAAAAGGTCTTCCGTAGAACCATTCCACATTGATTCAGGGATAAACTCACCTTTTTTAAGGGACTTAAAGGCAAAAGATGAGCAATCGTCAGTATCACTGTAATAGTCGGCTTCTGCCCCTATTCTGCCGCCACCCATCACATACTTAGGCTGATGCCATCTGCTTTTGGCATAATCTACCATTTTCTTTACACTTCCCATACTAACCTCCTTGTGTAAATGCTTATGATAATTTTTTCTCTAAATTTCAACGTTCTTTCTTTACTTTGTGCATATCCGTGTGCACATAAAAGGGACTAGTTTTTACTAGTCCTCATTTTCCTTCTCATTATCAATTATAATATTATCAACTTTAGTATTTAAAACAGTAACATCCTCTTGTATTTTCTTGACCCCTTGCTTAATTTCAGCAAGGGAAGCTCCAGAAGAAGTAGAGTGTACCTCTAGTTTCTCTGACAATCCGCCTAGTTTGCTATTAGTTCCATTAGTACTTACCGCAAACTTTTCATTTAGATCAATTAGCTTTTGGTTACTTTCTTTCTGTAACTGTCTATCTTCTCTCCTCTCTTCTCTTTTAGTATTAGTATCATCTATATATGTCTTCAAGAAGATTGCTGCTATTATTACTAGTGGACCATTTTTAACTATAACTGCTGCCAACCAATCAAGTGTCATTTTATCACCTACCTTTTGTGAGTAATTAATTTTATCCTATCTTCTTCCACCCGTCTGCAAACTCGGTAGGACTAAAAACATTCGCATCTATGATTGACTCATATATAGCCCCCTCAAAGCTTACCTTGTCCCCTTTTTGGTAGGCATCATGGGCACCTGTAGGCTTTTTAAACTCTGCCACTACTTCGCTTGTATTTCCTTCTTCATCTTGGATTTTAACCTTTAGAAATTCCTTATAAAGTGCTGGTGTTTCAGATGGTATCCATGTAGTTTGGCTTGTGTGAGCTTGGATAACTTCGTATATTTTTCCTTGGTAGGTGAATTTATCCCCTTCTTGGTAAGCCTTATCTGTCTTGTACTCATCATATCTTGATAAGATTTCTTCCTTTTGATCGTCTGATAAGTCTTTAGCTAAAGTGATAGTTTTAAGTATAGATTTTATAGTCCTGTCTTGCTCTTCTTGTATCTGTACTAGGTCATCAAGAGCTTTACTTGGATTAAATTCCCTTGCTAGCTTAGATATAGCTCTTTGCTCTAGGATATCATCAGAAAGGTCTGATAAGTCCCCCTTAAAGCTTACGACAAAGTCCCTGTAAGGCTCTTGTAGTGTGAGTCTTACCTTGGTCTCGTCCGTTCCTGTGTAATATGCTTTTTGAATTCTGTACATAAATTCCTCCTAAATTTGTATTTAAAAAGAGAGTCAAACTCTCTTAAATCGCTTGTATTTCCTTGTATTCTCCCTCTGGTGGATATAAGTTTTGTAAATTAACTTCTAAAGACTTTTTATTAGGCACGTAAACATCAGAAGGATAATCCTTATACACTCCTAGTCCATAAATGTATCCATTGGCACTCTCATTAGATAAAATATAAGTCGCCCCTTTTATCTTATCCCCTTTAATTTCTATATAGTGGAAGTCACCAATAGTTTTAGCAGTCTTATAAGTATCACCTTTGTATATCTTTAAAGTTTTATCGATTTTACCATATACCCCTACGTAGTATGTGGCGTTTGGATCTATACTTTCGGATAGTGTTTCATTTGCTCCATCTACAGTCATATTGGATATGAAAGAGTTTAAGTTATCAAAGTAAATTTTTCCATCTTTAAAACTTATTATAGCTTTTCCTTTCTCATAACTAGGCACTGTTAGTTTATTATTATTTAGGAGCAAATTCTCATTTATTCTCATAGTCCCTCCTCTCTTATGATTGATACCTTATCCTCTGGCATAGATACGGTAGTAAAAATCATTTCACCTTTTACTTTTTTACCAAAATTAATTTGATAGTCACTTATATTTGGGGTTACATGGATTGCATATCTTAAAGATTCATCAGTCATGCTATAAAAAAGGATAACCCCTTTATTACTTGATTTGATCCTAAGATTGTACACATCAGTATCAACTTGAACTTTTAAAAAGTCATTTTCTACAAGTTTTCCAATTTCTTTAGGTTTTATCTTTACTTCTCCACCTTCTACCACAGTATCTAAGGTGTAAATCATATTATCTTGATATCTCACATTACTATCAAATATAAGGTCTTTTACTTCTTGTACTTGATTTTTCACATCTTCTTTACCTGCTTTTAAGTCAAGGGTTTTATCTAGATTGTCAAGTTTTGTTTTATAATCGTTAGTAAAGTTGTTATCTGATAGCTCCTTACCTACTTCTTTGTCTACTTTGTCATCTACAACACCGTTTGTAGATGTTATTAGACCTTCTATACGGTGAATTTCATTTGTTAAACCACTAACATCATTCATTGCGTGAGTATGTTGTTTATCAGCTTTGTCACCTAGTGACACACTTAAATTACCAATTTGTTCTCCTAATTCAGAAGCTAATGCCGTATAAATATTATCCACATCTTTTTGCTTAGCATACTCTTTAAGCTGATTGCTTACATCTACACTTGCTAAATCAGCTTTTTTATTGATTTCTTGTATAGATGATTGTTTCTTAGCTTCAATCTCAGCTACTGCGGATTCCTTGTTTGTACCGATAAGCTTTATATACTCTTGTCCGTCTTTTTCTATAGCTTGGATAGTGCTTTCGCTTTTCTCATCTATCTTTTCAAGCTGACCTTCAAGCCTTTTCTCGGACTCCTTTTCAACACCATCTCTAATTTCTTCAAAAGTTTGTTTCGCTCTTTCTGCTCTTTCAGTATTTGGTAGGTCTCTGAACCCTTTAACTACCCTTATGATAAAGTCCCTATCAGATGGAAAGACATAGCCTGCTACACTTATGTCAAGGATATAGTCATCTTCACTTAAGTTTCCAGGCAAAGAAAAAGAGACTATAGAGCCTTGCACTCGACTTGTAATCTCCCAGTATTTACCTTTTAAAGTGTATAAGGCAACTTGTGCTGTTTGACCGTCAAGGTCTACTTCTCTACCTATAGCATCTTGAAGGATAAAAGACATAGTAGAAGACCTATCAGCTTGCTTGATGACTGTTCCGCCTGCTATCTGCCTTAGGTTTGTAGTGTCCATCTACTCCTCCACTTCTTCGTCTTTATCTACTTCTTTCTTAATTTCTTTAAAGTCTTCTAGCTCTTTTTTAAGTTGTTGATTTTCTTCTTTTAAATCAATGTTCATAGCTGTAAGTAACGCTACATCGTGGTTACTTTTAGCCAGCATATCTGAGTAAATTGTAATTATATCTGCCATATATCCTCCTATAGTTTTCTGAGTTTACCATTAGTTTTTACATACACGCCATCTCTAGAAATGACTAAGCCGCTATCAGCGCCTCTTATCAAGAAACCTACTCCGTCACTGTAATTTTTAAATTGAATGCCGTTCATATAAATATCTGTATTGAAGTATGCTAGACCTTTAAACTCCGTATTGTGGTATACCGTGATAGGAAACCCCGACCTACGGTTTAATCGTCCCCCATAGTCCATAGAGATATAACTTTCCCAAACTCTTTTACTGCCGTTCCAGTAGGCTAAGCTTAGATAGGCCGATGTATAGTGACCAATACTCATAGCCATTTCTCCTGAATCATATCCACGTGTAACTCTGACATTTCCATATTCTCCGCCATCGCCTCTGTAGTCAGCAAATCCTATACGGTTATGCTCCATCTTGATACCGACTCCGTCATCTTTGTCTATAGTCTCAAAGCTCCCTTTAACTGTAACATCACCTTGTAAGTCTATCCTAGATGCTGCTATTTTTACTTGCTCAGGCGATTGGTTTATTTCGGATATAATTTCATTCTTTGAAACTTTATGAGTAATTAGACCAGCAGCCATATTAAGTTGCGATTGAACTGTGGAAATTGTATCTCCTTGTCGGAGTAAATATTCACCAAAAGTATTGACGGTTGTTTGAACTTCTCCTACGCTAGCACTTATCATCTTATCAGTTTGGTATAAACTTGCGTAGTTATTAGATACATAAGTCTTGTAGTTAGATAGCTCCCTGTCAGTATAGGTCTTCATCTCACCTTGAAGATTCTTAGCATAAGTCTTAGTTTCCGTTATTTGTGCTTCAACACTTCGAGTAAGCGAGCTTACACTAGTACTTATCTTTTCATTAGTTATATCCACCTTAGACTTCATCTCTAGAAGTTCCCTTTCAAGGGTCACATCTTTTATTTCTCTCTCTTTTTTATAAGTGATGAAGTCGTTTTGGTTTGATTTTACAAGCTCATCGAGATTTGTCATATCATACTTGACTGTACCTATCTGTCTTTTTAGATCTTCGTCTAGCTGGTATATCTCTTCATGAAAAGAGTTGCTCTGGTTTTCCATCTCTTTACGAGTTTCTGCTATTCTTTCTAATGCTCCTGCTATCTCAGCCTTTCTTTGCTCGATTTCTTGGATATTTTTATCTTGCGTATACTTATAGTCGGCTACCGTGATATTTATACCGTCGATAGTCTTGTCAATTTCCATCTGCTTATTGACAATCGGCTTGGTTTGCCCTGTTTTAGGGTCTACATAGGTGGTTGACTCTGATATTTTTTCATATATCTTTTTATCTGTTTGGAGCCTCTCAGTCTTGTAGGTCTTAAAACTATCGTCAGTGTACCTTTTTGCGGTAGCTACTGAACTTTTAATAGCATCCTCTGTGGTTTCAAACCTTACCCTGGTCTCTTCCCACATCTCTTTTGTAAGCTCGATAGTTTCGTCTAGGTCGTCCACCATATCTAAAGGCTTGTTTGCAAGGCTTATGTCATTATTAAAAGGCTTATAAGGATAGAACTTTCCTGAAAGAATTCTATATCTTTCTTTAACTTTTCTATCTCTATCTACAAGATATACATAATCTCCTACATCATACTTTTGACCTTTTACCCCTACGGCATCAGATAAGTCTTTGACCTTAAGTTTTATGGTAATTCTAGGTCTTGATAAAGCTTTAAGCTTTCTAGCTGCTTCATCTTTCAGATTTTGGATATTGGTATATCTTTCATCTTTCCAGTGATAAGTTATGGTCTTAAAACAATAAGATTTATCTTCAAGATAATCTTTTCCGTCGTTGATTTGGTTGATTTTAAGTCCGTTCATACCCTCAGGAATTATCCTAGTGGCAAAGTCAAAGGATTCTTCTGTGATATCCTTATCGTCAATATCTAGATCATCAAAGAAGCACTTGCCCCTATCTTCGCCTAGCTCTTTGCCAAAGATGATTAAGTTTTCTTCTGCGTGTATTTTAAATTCACAATCAAACTTTTTTACCGCTAACTTTATAGCTTCCCATGAGTCCATGTGATCGGCGGTCATAGTTCTACGCCCTTCAATTTGCCCTACAATCTTATAAGACCATGAAGAAGGTAGAATTCCCTTGATTATGGTTTCAAAGTCCTTGTGGGGGAAGTTTACACTCTTTAAAAAGTTATATTGTAGAGTATAGACCGCCTGTCTTGCCTCTATCTTGTATCCCTCATAAAAAGGTTCAATATTCTTAACTTCATATGTCTCTTTATCATGACTGATTAAGCATTCCGCTTGAAAAAGGTATCTGAAATCTTTAGGGATTTCAAAAAATACTTTAGTAAGCTTGTTAATTTCCTTCTCATACTCTAGGTTCTTGTATAAGGAAAAAGGGGACTCTTCCATATCTTGTAAAGTGTATACTAGCATATAACTCTCCCTTCAAACTCCATAAAGCACCTAATATCTCCGTCTGATTCAACTAGTAGCTCTACATAATCATCTATATAGGGAAAACTGAAAGTATAGTACTGATATTCAATAGTTGCCTGATATAAGCCTTCTTCTGCATCAATTCTAGTCGTTTCATCAACATTTAAAAGCTCTATATCATCATCAAATCCCTTTATACTTACCCTTGGCGACTCTCCTTCAAAGTAAAAGCGGCAAGGAGTGGGTAAATTCCCATTATTATATATAGTTACTTTTTTATTTAGAGGTAGTTCTATACGCTGAGTATTTAGCATAGCTATAGCCTTGCCTTTGAAGGTGACTACTTGATACCAATATCTAGTTTCTACGCTCTCAGCTAAAAATCTGCCTTTATAAAAAACTTCATTATCAAAAGTTATTGTTGCTATATCTAGTAATTTAGATACTTTATTTCTGTTTTCTCTTATCTTTTCTTTACTTCCCTTAAACTCTATAGAAAAAGAGACGGGCGTAAAAGCCAATCTCTCTTTACTATAAAATATCAAACCTGTATCAGATATAAATTCGTCCCTGTCAATTTCGGTATTCCCTATATCAGGATACGCCAAAACATGGGCATCATACTTTCTTAGGTCTTTAATTAAATTTATAGGTAGTTTTTTCAACCTCTACGCCTCCTTTCTTTTGATATTTCTTGGCTCACTATCGGAGCTACTGCTTTTCCTATTTCTCTACTATCTAGATTGATAACGCTAGTTACAGCCCCATTCTTCACCTCAACTTGTACGTCTTGTTGGTGCTGGATTGCCCCACCACTAAAGTTATAGGCTAAATCAGTTCCTAACTTGCTGTTATTTAGTAGAACTGTTTTTTTTGCTTTGTCTCTTATAGCTTCCATGGTATTTCTAATCTTTTTAACAGCAAAACCTTCTTCATCTTCAATACCAATTCCTAGACCTTTAGTAAGCATGCGACCAACTTCGTCTCTCATCACTCTTGAAGGTGAATGGATAGCAGCTGCTCTTTTAGCTGCCCATACTGCAGATTGCATAACTGAAACTGCAGCTGATATTACACCAGATCTACCGCCATATATACCACCTGCAAGTCCAGACATAAGGTTATATCCAGCAGAAGAGAAAGAACCTCGATAGCCATTTACAGTTCCAACCATACTAGAGCACATAGAAGATACGGTTGACTTAGCTCTACTTGCTCCACTACTTATAGCGGATACAAGACCATTCATCATAGAAGTAGCTTGACTTTTTATAGCACTTGACGTTGACCTCATCTGAGACTTTATGCTATTTCCCATAGAAGTGAATTGAGTTTTTGCTTTATTTGACCCACTAGTTACTGTTGAAGCAAAGTTATTCATCATACTTCTAGATTGACTAGTGATATTTGAGCTTAGGCTTGTAAAGGACGAATTTATATTGGATTGTAGTCCAGTAAAAACCCCCTGTACTCTGTTAGCTCCGCTTGTCACACTAGATGTTATGCTATTCATCATAGAGTTAGCACTTGCACTAGCGTTGCTTGATGTAGCGTTTAGGCTTGATTGAATTTGGTTGCCCATGGAGTTTACATCAGCTACCGCTTTACTAGATCCTGAGCTTATAGCACTTGTATAGCCTTCCATAGAGGTTTGCCCTGCACTTGCGAAGCCTTGTGCCTTACTGTCTAGGTTATCTACTGCACCTTGTCCTACCGCTTCTGTTGAAGCATCTACAGTAGGCTTGGATAGGTCTATACCTCCCGCAAACTGAGTGCCTAGCTCATTACCTTTGGTTTGGGCTTGTTCGCTACTTGCGTCTAGGTTGTCTGTTGCGGTCTGTCCTAGCATTTGTGACCTTGTAGTTACATCCATGGTAGAGCTTTCTATACCATCTGCGAAGTTGGTACCAGTATTCAAACCTTTTTGTTTTGAGTTATCAAAAAGTAGGGATGATCTAGCCTCTAAAGGATTAGAAAATGTATTTTGGTAGGCTGTTGATACATCCGCTTCGCCTGATGATACCCCTTGACCATATGCTGTGACATTGTCATAGCCTAATCGACTCAAAGCTTCTTGAATATTAGCTTCACTTAACCCCATGTTTTTTAGAGCAGTATAGGCTTGTTCTGCTGTTGCACGGCCTGCATCTGTACCTGCACCAAAGCCTTCCATATTAAGATATCCAGCTTGGTTCATTGCCTCTATAGCTTGTAAAGAGGTTAATCCCGATGCTATAAGCTGTCTGTATACCCCTAAGGCTTGTTCACTAGCTGAGCCTGAACCTTGTGCAAAGGCATCTACATTTATCTGCCCTTTGCTAAACATCTCGTCAAAGGCTTCTAGTTCAGTAAGTCCCATATCCATCATGGTCTTATATTCATTTAGGATGCTTTCTTTGCCCTCGGCGGTTCCTGTTTGATAGCCTTCCATATTCTTTCGGGCAATCTCGGTGGTTTTTTCTACAGCTTCTATTTCGCTAAAGCCATCCTCCATAAATTGTTGGAGCATTTCTCTATAAGTTTGCCCACCTTCTTCTGTACCATTGACGTATCCGTCTATATTAAGACCTGCAACCTCAAAGAACTTTTCCGCTGCTTCCATAGTATCAAGACCAGATGTTCTTATAGCTGTGTAAGCACTTCTTACATTCTCTGAGCCTTCGTATACTGCTTGGGCATATTCTTCTACGCTTGCCTTACCTTCTTGTCTTATAATAGCTCTAGCGTCTGAGTCTGAAACTCCACCTTGGATTAGGTCTTTATAGGCTGTTGATATATCTGTAGTTCCCTCTTTCAGACCATCAACTACTCCTTGAACCATGTTTTCTCCAGTAGGCTTGGTTTCTCCTCCGTCTACTGAATCATTTACTTTTTTAGGTAAGTCTTTAGCCTTGTCGGAAACTTTATTTTCGTTTTCTTCCCAACCTTGCTTGATACCATCTACAAAGGATTTACCTATGTCTTTAAGTTTGCCTACACCAGCTTTTAGCTTGCTACCTAGTACTGATATAAGACCTTTAGAGTGGACATCAGCAAAGAAGCCTTTAGCTGCATCTATACCATCGCCTATCTTATTAACTAAAGATTTTCCGACATTTACAAGAGCAGAAGCTCCTTGTTTTATCTTATTGGCAATAGATCCTACTATTTTACCCGCTGAATTTGCTATCTTAGGTATATCAAGGTTGAACCCTTTGGCAATAGCAATCGCTAAAATTCCGCCCGCTACAACTAAGCCTGCTGGATGTGAGAGGATTTTAATTATAAATGGAATTATTTTCCCTGCAACTGCTGATATTTTCCCAAAACCTAAAGACATTCCATGCCCTAGTTTATCTAGTATAGCTTGTCCACTAGGACCAATAAGAGACTTAGAGTGACTGTCAATCGCAGATTTTATAGTATTTACTAGGCCTTTAGCAGAGCTTTTTAGTCTATCTTGACCCTCCAAAATAGATATAGCTAATAAATCGACTGTATCTTTTCCGCTTTTAGCGATAGGTCCAATAGATTTATTGATTCCATTTGTCAAGAATTTGATAAGCTTACTGCCTGTTTTATTTAGCTTAGTTCCACCGTTGTTGAAAGATGTTATTAAACTACTAATAACGCCATTAGCAGACTTACTAACAGCTACTTTCTCACCTAGTATTCCTTTGGCTAAGGAAGCCATCATCTTTTTAGCAACATCTACTCCCTTGAAAGCCATAAATGCAATAGATAAAGCTTTTAATACCTCTGGTGCTGCTTTAACAATTACATCAGTATTATCTACAATTCCTCTAGCTATAGCTTTAAGTAGGTCAAACCCAACTTTTAAAAGTTTTGCAGCATTTTTATTAAAGCTTTCTGCTAGCTTTCCTATAATCTCTATAGCTTTTGGCACTAAGATATGAGCATTTGCTGTAAGTCCTTCTGCAAGTTTAACTAAAATATCTCCACCTACTTCAAAAAGCTTTGCCCCTACTTCCATAAAGGCAGAAACTAGAGTGGTTATAATTTCCGCTGCACTACTTGCTAGCTTGTCAGAATTATTTTGTAGCCCATCAAGTAAACTTAAGATTATAGTCTTACCTGCTTCTATAAATTTAGGAGCTTTCTCCGCTATCGCAACTGCTCCCTCTGCTATCATATCACCTAAGACTTTTGGAAGGCGTCCTATATCCCTTGTAACAACCTTGTTGAGTCTATCAACCTGCTTAGTTACTGATTGGACTACTTCTCTAAAAGGTGTGTCTACATGCTCAAAAAGTGCTATACCTAAGCCTTCTAGTGCTGACTTTAAGATGGTGATATCCCCTTTGAGGTTATCATTCATGGTCTTAGCCATTTTTTCTGCAGCACCTGCGGAGTTGTTTATTGAGTTAGTTAAGCTGTTAAAATCTTCTTCGCTAGCATTCAAAATTGCCAGCATACCCGCCATGGCTTCTTTACCAAAAAGAGTTGTGGCAGCTTGAGTTTTTTGTTCTTCGCTTAAACCACTAAATGATTGCCTCATCTCTCCCATAAGTTGGTTAAAAGGTTTGATTTCGCCATTGGAATCCGTTATTGAAATTCCTAGTCGCTCCATCTCGCTTGCAACTTCATTGGTTGGAGAAGATAACCTTAGTAGTGCGGATCTTAAAGAAGTTCCCGATTGACTCCCTTTAATACCAGCATTAGCCATCAATCCCAAAGCTACAGAAACATCTTGTACTTTGTACCCTAAGGCTCCAGCAACTGGGGCTACATACTTAAATGATTCCCCTAGCATGCCTACTTTGGTATTAGAAGCAGTAGAAGCTGCAGCCAAGACGTCGACAAACTCGCTTGTATCTTGTGCAGTAAGACCAAAAGCGGTTAAGGCGTCAGTCACGATATCAGAGGTAGTTCCTAAATCCTCGCCAGAAGCAGCAGCTAGGTTCATAATTCCTGGTAAACCATCAAGCATTTCTTTACTAGTCCAACCCGCCATACCCATGTACTTAAGGGCTTCTGCTGATTGAGTGGCTGAAAACTTAGTAGTAGCCCCCATCTCTTTTGCTTTTGATCTAAGGGCTTCTAGTTCTTTGCTTGATGATTTGGATATAGCTTGAACCTCACTCATAGAAGCATCAAAATCTGCCCCTGCTTTTGCTGAATAAGCTCCAAATCCTACAGCTGCAACTCCTGCAGCTTTAAAGCCTGTCTTAATTCCACTTACCGCCTTGTCAGTAACACTTTTTATACCGTTACCTGCAGCGGTTGCCATAGAGGTAAGAGAAGACAAGCCACTTTTAAATCCTGAGGTGTCTAGCTTGGTATCAAATAGCAGTTTACCATCACTTGCCATAAGTCACCTCACTTTCTTTATATTTGCATGCTTGCCATCATAGACCTTGCAAAGGATATTTCTTTTTCCTCCTCGGTTCTTTCATCTGGCAAGGCATATATTTTTTTCATTTGTCTATAAAATTTCTTTTCATCTTTACTCATCTTTGAAGTGATTTTCATAGATCTAAAAGACATGATTTTTGAGAAAAGACACTTATCACTAAGGCCATTAAAAAGAGCTTTAAACTCCCACCAATGCAAGTGATCGGTAAAAAGATTGATATTGTAGCACTCCATATAGGCTGAATAGATATAAGACCAGTCATGTTCATAAGAATAAATTTTCTTAGGTTTGCTAAAGTCTGAATCTTCTTCCTCGCCTTCTTCTTTTTTTCTGCCCTCATCTATCTTTTCACCTAGGCTATAGAATTGCAGAAGTGCATCAAACAGCTTTTCAAGGTCGTCTAGGCTTGATATAGATACATCTTCCGCCAAACATAAATTTAAGACCTCTATCACTTGCTTTTCTGAATCTTGGCTTTTGTCAAGCATAAGCTCCTCATACTTAATCCAAGTTCTAAAATCTGTTTTTATAGCTATGCGCTCACCACCTACATCTACATAGTTAGGTAATTCTTTAGTTAAGTAGCTCACTTCTCATCAACTATAATTCCGTCTACTGCCCCCTTATTTCTGTTGACAATAAAGGTTTTAGTTAGTTCTATAAGCTCTTTGTTAGCTTTATCTACTTCTCCGATTAAGTAGTTTCCAATACCTAGGTAGTCAGTAAGTAAGAGGTCATCTCCCCCAAATACTTTCTCTTGGATATCATCCATAGCTCCTAATCCTAAAATAGTATCATAAGCCCTTCTAAGTGCTTGCTTAGCCTCAGCAGAAGACATAGTTTTAAAATCTAGTTTGCCTATATCTGTAAGCTTTTGGGCAAGGTCAGTATCATGTTCTACTTCGTAGTTTAGATATTTTGTTTCGCCTTGATCGCCTGTGTACTCAAATTCAAATTTTATAAGGTGTCTTTTTTGTCTTTTAAATGCCATAATTTACTCCTTTTATTGTTTTTTATATTTTTATGAAAAGAAAAAGGGAGCTTGTCGCTCCCCTAATTTCTACATTGTTTCTGATTCGTGTGCTGGCTCGCTTGCTGCCTTACCTTCGGTAAATTTAATTGTTAGCCATTCAGAATCTCCTTCTTCTAATTCGGCGTACCCTTCAATTAGAGGACCGTTAGCTTTAAAAGATCCTGAGTATTGGAAAGCACCAGTACCATCTCCTGCTGAATCAGGTACGATTGTGTGGTTTCTTTTGATAGCGTAATACTTGCCTTTTTGCCCTTCTATCTCTTTGCCAAAGTCCACCACGACAATATCTACAGTAGCATCATCTGCCAACTGCTCTTTATCAAAGACTTCTTGTATTCTGTTGTGTACTGGGTTGTCTTTATATCTGTCGAGGGTGAATTCAGTTGTTGAGGTCATCTCTGTAACTGATGTTCTTTTTGATTTCTCATCTACGTATTTTCTTGAATATTCTTCTGTTTCTTTTGAGGTTGGAAGTTCTGTAAATCCTTTCATCCTGTAGAATTTATCACCAATCCCCATAAAGGAAACTACATCCGCTCTAAGGACTATCCCTTTAAATTCCTTCAAATTTTGTATACTGTTAGTATCTGCCATTGTTTACCTCCATATAAACTAAACGCATTTGTATTTGATACTGGCTAGAGCCTACCTCGGCACTAGATAAGTATCCGTTTGTTACTATTTCCAGATTGGTTGGGTATCTCTCCCCCTCTAAGTCTGGATAAATTTCTTTGTAATTTTGCTCTTGTATCCATTCGATTAAATTATCAAAAAAAGCGGAGTTTTCTAGTTGTGTTACTAGGTCTCCGCTCATGTGACTTCTTGTAGTAAAGATGAACCCAAATTGCTTAAGTTCGTCTCCGTCTACATATTTTTTAATTGTTGGATTTATAGGCTCAGTATAGATTCCATACTCCAGGGGTTGGTCTCCTAGAAAATCCACACTAAGCCTTACATCATCTTCTAAGTAAGGGCAATCCAAAAAGTATTCCCTTACACTTTCTATTATTGACTTCATCTTGCTTTTGCTCCTGCTATACTCGCAGCCCCTCTAAGGATTGAGTCTTTATGACTTGACTTCATACGCTCAAACCAGCGGTTGCCCCTCATAGGTGCTCCTTGGAAGTTTGCTGGCTCATAGTACCACCTTTTAGCATAAGGTGTTTGTTGTACTATCCTTCCACTTCCTATGCTCGTTTGAGTGGTCGCCGACCCTATAAGAGTCCCCACATCTTTTGGGGTATAGGGATCCATTCTTCTTATACACTCGCTATCGATATAACTTTGTACCTTGCCCCCTGTTTCTAGGTCTCTATTTTTTAAGGCTTTTACTTGATTAAAATCAAATCTATTAAAATTAATCATTATTTCGCCCCTATTCTAGTGTGCTGCATACTAGGTGAGCCAAAGTCGAATACATCTGAGACTGTCACTATCTTAGCCTTGTAATTCTTTTGATAGTCCTTAGCTGTCTTTAGTTCTTCAATAACTTTCTCTTCGTCATTTCTGATTACTAAGTCCTCGACTTCCACACTTCTTAAAAGTTCATTAGGGATATAGCAGGTTACTTTGTCTATATCGTCCTTACTTCTTACGGTACGATTGGTGTTGATGCCCCTAGTCTCTTCCCAGTGGCAAGGATAAGTTCCTAGGGTTTCATATACATTTTCTCTATCTATAACATTTCGCTTAATTATAGTTACTTTAGCGTTCGTTTTCATAAATTCCCCTATACATAAGCCCTGTATGGATAAAAGCTTCTCTAATCATTTGATCTATAAAGCCTGCCACTATTCCATCTTTTTTATCTACTGACAAGGTGTTAGCTTGTGCGTACTCGACTTTATATTCACCTACAGACTCCGATTTAATATTTCCTGATGAATTACCCTCTGAATCATTTAAAAGCTCTCTATCCTTAAAATAAAGTCCTAGAATGATATCTTCTGTTACTTCATCAATCCTTTTCTGTAGGTCTATATCGTCATCATTAATTCTTTCGAAAGTAAGAAAGTCTATACGCCTTTTAATTCGCCTTTGTAAGGATAAGAAAAGTCCTTCAGTAATATCTACATCAGGACTCATCTTTTTAAATTCTTGATAGGTTAACATTAATTAACCCCTTTCTATTAAGCTGCTGGGCTAGATGGCTCTCCATCAGCTGGTTTTTTAGCTTCAAGCTTAGTTAGAACTCTTGCTATTGGAATTTGGTTAAGTGGGAAAGTTGTTCCGTCTGCATCCTTAACTACTTCCCAGTTAGTACCCTTCTTAAGCTCTGCTTCAGTTGGTGATAGAGAAGCCATAGAAGCCTCAGTAAAAGAAATACCTCTTGGTGCAAAACAGAATCTATCTCTAGTGTATAGGGTATCTTCTCCACCGTTCTTCATTGGGTTTCTATCAGTTTCATAAGGAACTTTAGCACCTGCTTTAGTGTATTCAAAAGCACCTTGACCAAAGATATAGGTTGTGTACTCACCTTCTTTGCTTACTGGTAGGGAGTCATCAATAATGATTGGTCTACCATTAAGGTTTGCCAAGGCAAGTGGTCTTTCTATTCCTCTAGCGTCGGTGTATTTTGCATATTGAATTAGGTTTAAGTTCTCTAATTGAGTTGCAACAGCAGAATTCATTATAGCAGCTGCAAAGTTTTTCTTTCTAGCTCCAAAGGCTTGTTGTAAAGCGTTGTTTAATGTGACTTGACCGAATACATCATCCTTATAGGTGTGTCCGTCTACGAACTTCTTGTCCTCTGCCTTAGACATTGAGAAAATACCTTCAAGGATTGCTAGTAGTGAATCTTGTTTTAAATCTGCCCACCAATCTAGAAGTTGATTAGCAACGGTTCTCATTGGGTCGTGTCCGCCTGTAATATCAAATACAAAGTCTTTCTCAGTCCACGCATGAGCTCTACCAATAACTACTCTTTTTTGGTAGAAAGTATTAGTTGAATCTGATGTGATATCTGTTTGTCCGTCATAATTATCAGCGTCTCCTGATAGAATTCCTGCAATTGGGGTTACAATGATATTTCCGCCTACTTGCTCGTCCATTCTAGTTTTAAGGTCTGGTCTTTCTACAATAGCAGTAGAATTTAATAGCTCATTTGTTCTTTCTCTTTCGATTGTATCAACGTATTTTTCAAATACTTCCGCATTAAAGTATGTCTTATCAAATAATTTAGGCATTTAAAACCTCCTATAAAATACCTTTCTTGTTAGCTTTAAGCATTTCCTCATAGGTCATATCCTTAAGCTCCTTATCTCCTAGGCTTTGAGACCTACCCATGCTTCTTTGTTTTTGTTCTTCCTCAACTTTAAATAGGTATGAGTCACTTTCTTTTAGCCCCTCGATTTGTGCTTTTAAGTCGTCGTTTAAGTTCTTAGAATCCTTTAGGCTATCAATATCAAGTAAAGCCTTAGCTGCCTTTAAGTTCCTACTGCCCGCATTAACTAAGCCTAGATCAATAGCATTATTAAGAGTGATTTTATCTATATCTTCTTTAGCTTTGATTTGTGCTTGCTCATACTTGTTTTTGTACTCTTCAGCACTAGCCTTAATGGAATCAATATCCATATCTTTAAAGGCTTCTATTTGCTCATTTGCACTTGCTACTTGGGACTTATAATTTTCATTTTCAGTTTTTAAAGTTTCAAAGTTATTTTTAAGCTGGTTATAATCTTCAACTTCTTTTCCCCTTAACTTAAAAACTTTCGCTATCTGTTCATCATTTAAACCTATTTCTTTTAACTCTTCTGTCTTCATAAAACATCTCCTTTTAAGCTTTTTAAGTCGTTGCTTTGACTTAGATATGTGTTTATTTTGCATTTTAGGTCCGCTTGACCGTGGTGGGAAGAGTGGGATTCGAACCCACGAAGGCTAAGCCAACGGTTTTACAGACCGTCCCGTTTTCCACTTCGGTATCTTCCCATAAAAAAAGGAAGCCCGAAAGCTTCCTAATTTAATACTATTTAATTGTTTATAATCATCATTTTATAATTTTGAAATTTACAACCCAAGTTCCAACCTTCTAGAGTATGCACACGCAAATCTCTGCATTTATGGTCTAGAAATCCTAGTTCAACATATTTCTCTGAAATTATTTCAGTTATATCACCTTTCATTTTTTCATCAATGCCAAATCTTTGTATTAGAAAATATAAGGCATTTAAATTTTCTACTTTTTGTAATATTTCAACATCCTTTACTTTTATACTCTTTTCCTCTCTAGGAATAGATGAATTATTGAAATACTCATTAATTCTAATTCTCTTTTCTCCAGGTATGTTTTGATTTTTTGTCAACCTATAAACATCTTCATTAAAGAGAATATTCAACCTTCTTGTAGCTCCTAAAGCAAAACTATTTTCTTCTCTAAAATCTTCAAGTGATCTACCTTGTAGCAACAAACCTAAGCCATCTCTTTTAATTGCCCAATTTAAAGAATCTCTAGTTTGTCCAGTTAAATAAACTATATCTCTAACAGTCATAACAGGCTTACCCTTGTAGGTTTTCTTTTCTAGCTTATAAGGTTCTAGTTCTAGTTGTTCACCTTTAAGAAGTCGTTCCATACGATTAAACTCATTTATATATGCCATTTTGAAATCATTATATCCTTGAATGTTAAACATATATAAAGTAAAACCGTCTTTTGTTAGTAGATATTCCTTGTATTCTCTTTTTTGACCCTTTACCTTGTAGGTTGTTGGAATAATCAGAGAACTCACTTTTGAGTTTTCTAAAATCCTATCTAAATCTCTGATTATATTGCTGTGCCTTTTACCTAATCCATCGGCAACAATTCTACTGGTTGTAATTAATCCATAATCTTTGTCATTTTTAACTTGCACTAAATTGTTCATTTTAAGTCCTTTCATATTGAAAAAAACCGCTATTTATAGTACAATGTTGATAAAGAAACACTGTATTTATATTTATAAATAGAGTTTCTTGGCAAGACGGTTATTACTTTAGTCGGTATGCCGTCTTTTGTTTTACTTTTTTTTAAAATATTCAATTAATATTAACCTTACTAATGCAGCCATCGATAAGCTCTTTTTATCAGCTTCTTCTTTAATTTTTTTGTGCAATTCTTCAGGTATTTTAAAATTTAACACTTTATCTGCCATTAATCCCTCCTTGCACTACAATAATACTACTGTTTTAATAGTGCGTCAAGAAATAAATTAAATAATAGATAAATTCGTACTAAAAAAGCACATCTAACAATCGCTAGTGTGCTTAGTCTAATATTTCTACATTCCAGGAATCATTTCATTAATTCCCTTAGCTGCTTTTTGTATTCTTTTAAAAATTGTATTAGTTTCTAAATATTCTAAACCCTTTAAAGTTATTTTAGTTTTATCTAAATTTGTAACCACAAAATCTCCATCTACATAATACTTGACTGTCAATCCCTTTATATATCCAGCATCAAAAAGCATTTCAAGAAGATTGTTTCTTCTCATTTCTGTAATACCTAGTGTGCTAGCAGATATTAAGTCTGAATCAAAATATTCTTCATCAAGTGATTTGTTTAAAGATGTTAGAATCTTTAGTATTATTTTAAAGTTTTCAATCATATCAATCTACCACCTCTATATTTATGATATCAGGTGTATTAATATCGTAATATCTTTTTGGGGTTTCTAAGCTTATACTTTCTATTTCAGGATCATTATCACCTGCTGGTGTGTATATAGAATAAACTCCAGTAAATACATTTTGATTTTTAGTAGTAACTCTTATTTTTTTATTAGAATATTTTTTAAGATTTTCTAATCCTGTATATTTGTTCATCTTCTTAATTCCTTGAATTCTCTTAATGTTGGGACTATATGATATCCATTTTTAGAATAATGTACTATTGCCCTCTTTGTAGTAACTACATTACCTTCTCTATTAATACAGTATCCATCAAGTCTATTATCCTCAATTAATTCAGTCAATTGAGATTTATCTCTTCTAATAAATTCTCCACTGCCCCTGTTTTCTTTATAGACTAATTCTATTTCTTCAATAGTGTTTTTAAATTGAGACTTCTTTTTAATATTTTCCATATTATTTAAATGGTTCTCTTGCTTGCCGACTTTTAATCTATCAAATTCTTTATTCTCTTTTATATATTTTCTCAGTGGTCTATCTTTTAGGTATATGTCTAAATTCTTTTTATCAGACCCTAGATTATAAATAGTATTTGCTTTCTTTTGTGCTCTTCTATTCGCCCAAACTTCCTTACTTGCTTTACTCTTACTATACCCGTAAACGTTAGTATTTACACTAGTAGGGCGGAGTTTTCCAGCCTTGTTAAAGTCTTTATATAGCTGTCTTTGTCTTTGTAATCTGACCTGTGCAACAAGCTTGCTTTCGTCGTCTCCTACCTTGTCATACATCATAACTCTATGCTTGTACTTCCTGATAGTTCTTTCAATTTGCCTTTGTTTTTGGGTTGCTTCGTAGAAAGTATATTCCTTATCTTCAAACTCAAAAGGCTCTGGATCTATATCTTCTAGCATTTCTTTAGTCCATGCTCTTTCAGATATACCCTCAAAGAATGGATACCAGTTATGGCGACAATTTGCACCTAGAAATCCCGTTACATCTCCGTAGCCTATATCATCAAGACTTAGATATTCAGTGTTATCACCTGATAAAGAAACAATTTGTCCTTGCCATTCGGCATGGCTTGGTCTTGCTCCAGCATGGGCGGATATTTCCATTAAATCTTGTTCCATATCCTTTGCATTAAGGAAAGATATTTCCCCAGTCATCTGGTTAAGTGTAGTTCTTACAAGCATTTTAGCTGCCGACTCAACCGTGTAGTTTCTTCCTGATTGTTGGTAGTTTATTACTCTTATTCCTGAATCTGAAAGGTCATTTACTATACTTCTTACTACTTGTTGACTAGAGAAAGCTCCGCTTGCTACTTTAAAGGTTGCTTGATTAAGGGTTTTCATATAAAAATCATTAAGACCTATATTCTGCCCGTTATAGACAACGCCTAAGGACTGAGTGATATTTGCACTTCCTAAAATTAATCTTTCCATGGCATTATCTATGATGTTCTCCGCGTGCTTATTCTTGCTTAAATCCACTAATCTTTTATTTACCGACCTATAAGCCTTAGCTTCATCTTCATAGTGCTTTAGGCTCGATCTGGTAATTATATCCGATATTTCTTCGTCGATATCTTCAAGATGTGGCTTTAAAAGACTTTCTATTTCTTCTGTTGTGTAACCATTTTGTATCAATACCTCCGCTTGCCTTTCAGCAGTAGCTGTTAAATATCCATTTTTCTTTATCCTTTTAGCTATATCTTCTAGGATAGCATCTTCTAGGTCTTGGTATAGCTCTATAAGATAGTCGGTTACCCTTTCCATATATTCTGGGCTAAGCATTATTCTTCCTCAGCTATATCTTCTCTATTTTCAGATACATTTGCTTGAATTTCTCCTAATTCTTCATCAGTAACACCGTATCTCCATTTTAGATAAGCTTCTGGCTTTAAGATACCTGCTGCCACTTCTTGAAGTCTTATCTTTTGCTCTGTCTCAGAGTCAACTACAAGACTATCGTCAAAGTCGAAGGACACTTGGCAATCGTCTTTATAAGGAATGCCTAACTCCTTATACCAATACTTTAATATTTCGATAAAATCTTCTAAGCATTTTGCTAGCTCATTTTGTATATCTTTAACGGTTGAATAAGACCTCTGCTGGCTCGTATTAATTTCAGTAGCTGTCTTTGCGGTAAACTCCATATCGGACAAAGTCCCATAAGCTAGTCCACATAAGAACTCGATTTTCTTTAAGATCCCATTAAGTCCGTTAAATAGTGAAGAATCTCTTATCTGAGGGCTAAACACTTCATAGAAATCTCTTCCGCCGTCTCCCATATCAAGTCCTAAGTTTCTGAATAGCCTTTCCTTACCTGCTGGCAATTCATTTGCATTTTTAAGAGCGGTTATATCTGCGTCAATAGCAAGCTCTGACCCTTTATATTCCCAAATAATTCTTTGATATTGCTCGTCTGCGTCTTGTATCAAAGATAAGGCCCTAGCAAAACAAGAAATGCCCTCGTTAGAGTCTAAATCAAGGTTATTAGCCTGTGGATTTTTAAAGTAAGCGAATAATGGCCTGTCTTCATCCACTCTCATCTCTTCCGCCATATCCGCCCATTCTTCCACCACTCCTAAGCTTATCTTATCCCCTAATACCTCTTGATTATTAGATAGGTAGGCTGTATTTGTTATTAGATACTCATCATCTATCTTATGTTCTTCAAGTCTAGTAAAGAATATATCTTTGTCTTTCTTATCTTTTTTCTTTATCCTGTCTATAAAAACAATATGATTTATATCTCCAAAGCTTGTAAATCCTAAAATTATAAACTTATTTGCTGGAACTATATCAATATCAATAAGTTTTTTTGAGTAGTCCTCTACATAAGGCTTTACTACAATCCCACCTAAGGCTAGGCCATACTCGGTAAACTTCCTAATATGCCTTATAAACTTTTGATATGTGATATCAAGGTTTTCATCATCAACCCTTGTTTCAAGCTCCATAGTTGTTAGCCTTGCAAGTTCAGATGATATCGCTGCACACAAATTTAAAGATTGCGAAGTATCAGCGTCCCTCATATCTTCTAGCCAAAAAGGTTCACCATGGTAGCAGTCTAGCCATATCTTATAATTATTTTCTATATTGAGGGCAAGGCTACCCAGCCTCTCCCTTATTTCTCTATCTAACATCTTTACTCCTAAGCATTCATAAGCACCTTTATAAACTTCTCTATGGAGTACTCAAAGGCATCTAGGGTATCAATATCACTTGTACCATCATCAAGCCTTATATCTTCCATTTCTTCTTCCTTCCATACTGCAGTAGATAAAGCATCTACTAGACTCTTACAATTTTCAGTATAAAAAAATCTATCAGAAGCCACCAAAGTATTGACAAGCCTTATCCTGTCATTGATTGGGTTCTTGATAGAATTCTTAATCTTTATATTTAAATTTGCATCTAATAAAGCCTTTTGCATACCTTTAATTAGAACTTGCTCCGCATTATCTGCATATATTAGGTCAACATTGCCATAAGTAGATTGAATTACCCTTACAAAGTCTATAAGTTGATTGTATAGGTCTGTAGGCTTATCAGGTTCTAACCTTTCAGACCTTAAAGCATATACCTTTTTAAATCCTCGACTTATTCCTGTACAAACAAAAGCATGCTTTGAATTATTACCACCAAAGTCCACTCCAATCTGTATCATCTGTAATTCGTGAGGTTTTTCTTTAATTAGATAGTTTTCCGGCCCATCAGCAAACTGCTTATATATAAGCCCCTCAGCTACTACCCTAAGCCCCAGTATATCTCTTTTATACCAAACAGAATTAGGATCGTATTGAAGCTTAATATCCTTCTTTCTCTGGTCTGAAATATTGATATTATCATCGATTGTAAAATGTTTATAATTATATCCACCAAAATCTATTCCATCATCAATCATATTTTGGTACTTATCTATGTGATCGGAATAAATAAAATGGTTAGGACTTGATGGGTTTAGGTCCCAAAAGAATTTACGTCTTTTAGCTGCTGCGGTTCTGTTAAAAGCTTCTTTGATTGAGTCTTTATGGTGGAGGTTTATTTCTGTAGCAATCCACATTCCGAACGAATTACCACGTATCTTTTTATATGAATCAGCCTTGGCAGTACCAGCAAATATCACTATTCTTTCTCTAAATTTAGTGTAAGGCCCTTTAATTATTAAAGCTTCATTTCCTTTATGTTTCCCCCATCTGCACTGCCCACGGAAGATGTATTCCAATCCAAAGCCGTTAGCATCTCCTATGTTTAGTTTGGCATTTGCCCCAGTAGATCCAGTAGCTAGGTGAAGCCTATCTTTAGTGGTTCGTAGTTCATGGGCAAAAGCATAGATGTTGTCTACTGTTTTCCCTGCCCTTACTGCACCTTCTGCGATATTGTAGGTGTTATCTTTACACTTTCTTATGTAGTCGATATGCTTATCAGAAAAATTGAATGGTATAGTTTTTCTTTTCTTAATCTTTTCCATAAATCATCCCGTCTATATCGTCTAAGTCCTCAATTTCTTCTGATATACCTTTCATGATTTCAATTTCTGTTTTAGTTTTCTTGATTTGAGTTTCTTGTTTTTCTTTTTCTAGGTTCTTTAATTCATTATCTACAGAATCGTAACCCGCTCTATCTAATATGGTTTTTATCGCTTCTAGTTTTACAAATTCACTATCAGCATCAATTAAATCTTTTAGTCCCCTCATTGCGGGAGCTACCAAATCTTTTAAAAATTCTCTTTGAAGTTCTTCTTTTTTACTTTGGAAACTCTCTTGTTTTTTCCACCTAGATACAGTTTCTTCTCTTACATCAAGTTTTTTAGCTATTTCTCTTTGTGATAGATTGGTGAAAACCATTAAATTTATAGCTTTATCCTGTTTGCTTGCCATTGTATTCCCACCTCTCAAAACTTGATATTTTTTGATTCGAATAATGGATAACTTCGTCGAAGTTTATTACTCCATATTTATATAATGGCAAAGTAAAGTTCGGATTAAGTTTTAGCATTAATTTTGCGGCATTTATTTTATCTCTAGCTTTTACACTATTTAAATATAACCAAGCTGAGTTAAATATAACACATCTAATCATATCTTCCCTGTTTGACACGTCAATAGCTTTTTTGTTTTCTTTATCAACTAGATTGCAAAAGTTTTTTTGCTTGTTGGTGAGTTTTAATTCTAAATCTTCTACTAAGCTTGCTCCATCTCCGCCAATTGTTTGGTTGTAACCATCTCTATAAGAATTATAGTTAGATATATATTTCACTTCTAAGTCAAACAACTCTTCTTTTGAGTGTGCTATGTCTAATACTTCAATAGAAAAGTTATTTTCCCCGTATTTCCTTATAGCTCTCCCTATATATGAATTTGCTTTACAATGTTCTTTAAACCTATCTGATATATTTCTAGTAGTTATGCCGATGTATTTCTTATTATTTATTGTATTTGTAATTAAATAAACCACTCCGTACGGGTTTAGAATTTCATATTTATATTTCTTCAAAGCACATCACCTCCAAACTACCTAAAAATTTTATCTAAACCGCTGTAACGCTTAGTGTCAACTAAATCAAATGACATTTTGAAAAAAAGATGTATCGCTAATGTTTTTTTATTTGTTTCTGTATCTATATCGAAAGGAGGGTTACAGCGGTTTAGATAAGACTTCTAGGCATAAAAAAAGACGGATATAATATCCGCCTTTAAAAATATATATACTTTTATATCTTACTTAAAATCTTACCATAAAAGCTTTTTTGTCGCAAGGTTATAGGCTTTCTCTTCTAAGCCTTATCCATTCTTCCACTTCTTTTAGGTCTTCTTCATTTGCCCAATCCCTAATGTAAATTTTACAACCTGACTTATTTCTAGATTTCTTCTTTACATCGGGATTATTGGCATCCCACTTATTTCTTGCCCTAGCTTGTGCATCACTTGTCTTGTTTTCTGTCATATTATCTCCTAACTAAATAAATTAATAAACCAACAAGTCCGACCATAGCCAACGACTCGATAATCTCTCTTTTGCTTGGCTTTTCCCAAGATAAATCCACTTTGATTTTCATAACTTTATTAGTATAATGGTATCAAAAGCTAGGGGCTTAACCCCTAACTATTTTGATTTTGAGTCTTAACCCGAAGAATCTGATTTCTAGTTCGAATTCTCTGACGTTAAGGCTCTTTTTATTTTTCTTAACCATTATACTTTCCTCCTTTCATACTTATATTATACACCAGTCGTATATATTTGTCAACACTTTTTACTATTTTCCCAACAAAAAAAGACGGTGAAACCGCCTAATCAAGTATATAATCAAAAGTTTTTAGCAATGATTTCTTTAATTTTTCAACGTCAGTCGTATCTAGATTATAAATCATGTCCCCATAAACTCTATGTATTGAAACTTCTCGCATCTTATTGACCATTATAAAAGCTTTTTCTTTGCTAGGGTTTTCTTGGTATTTCTTACAATCAATTGTAAAACCGCCTCTATACTTCTTGCCAGATTTCTTACTTGTAATCGGAGCGACCACAAATGTTTTATAATCTTTATTAAAGTCTGTTAAAGCTACGGCGTAATGATTACCAGATAGCTCTCCTCCTCTTGAATTTGAAAAATTAATTAAATACACACCAAATTTTTCTATTTTCATATTGTCCCCATAATAAAATTAGGTGCGTTCAAAGAACACACCTTCGGTCAACCTTAACTAGTAAGGTTTTTTCTCCTTTTTAACCGTATCCTTAACGAATAAGGCTTTTGGTATATACATAATACCACATATTGTAGTATTATACAACTTTTATATATAAAAAGACGGATACAATATCCGCCTATAATTATAGAGTTAAACAGTTTTTTTAAAATTCTACAACCTAATTATTTTTTTATATAAATTAAGCAAAGCAACATCTGACTTTCTCCAGATCATATCTTTAGACACCCCGTATTCAGTCGCTAAACTTCTCATACTATCAGTATTATCTACCCATACCCTCATAATTATAGCTTTGTGTTGAGGGTCTTCTATGCTCTTTATAGCACGTCTTACTGGGCGTATCTCTAGCTTTATGCTATATATCTCTTCTTCTAGTCTTTGGATATCATCTAGAACCTTTACTATCGTGTCTTCTTGGCTACTACCACCTCCTTTGATTGGGTCAGTATTTCCGAACCCAGACTTTACACCATCTATCCTATCCCTTTTATTGCTTATTTCAGCTTTAAGGGCTTCTATATAATCTAAATTCTCTTTATAATTCCTTAGAATCGCTTTAGTTATTTCTCTTCTGCCCTTATCTCTTTGTCTTCTTTCTTCCCTAATGCTTTTACTCACCCAATCCTCCGTACTTATACTCCCATAGGTTTTCCACTTTCCTTATTTCTTTTAAACTATAAGGCTCTATGTATGCCTTTATTATGTGCTTTTTCTTATCTCTTGTAACTTTATATTCTTTTAGAATTCTTCCCCCGTCTATAAGACTTATAAGCTCCCTATCAGTATACTTATCTAAGGGAAAGATAGGTTTACCTTTAAAAATAATCGAACCTCTATGATATACTTCTTTAAAATACACAAAATACTCATCTAAAGATTCGCTGTGTAACTGAGCCACTCTTTACCTTTCCCCTTCTTCCAAGATAGTTTCAAAGTGTATAAAAGCATCTTCTTTGGATTCTAGGATTTTATTCCTTTCTTTCCTGTCAAATTCTTTCGCTTCCTCTAGGTCGGTAAACTCACCAATCACTTCTCCGCCTCTAAATTCGCTGTCATACTTAATCACTTCATACTTAGTCATATTATTCCTTTTTCTCCTAAATAACCCACTCTGTCTATCCTTTCTTTTTCTCTCTCTAGATCCATTTCAATAACAGTCATAAGAGCATAATTGGCAATATCTATAAAAGTATCCCTTATAGGTTCGTCTTTAACCCTTATATCCTCTGTTTTAGATAGTTGTTTGATTCTCTCCATCTTGTCACTCATCCTTACAACTGGAGCTATAATTCCAAACTCTTTATAAGATTTTGAAAAGCTGTCCCCATAGTCTGCGTTTTTATCCATGTATATCTTTAAAATTTCGTTAGTTAAATCTTTTAGTTTATCGTACTTAGTCATTTCATCCCCTAATTCTCAAACCTTTTTTATTTTCATCTATTACTTCTTTGGATATATATAAATCCAGTCCGCCACGGCTCACTCTCACGCCTGTTTCTTCAAAAATAGTATCGCTAATATCATCAAAGCTTATATCTTTTGACAAAATGCTACCCAGTATGTCTACACACCCTTCCGCCATATCTCCTAGCCTTTTTTTACCAAATCCATAATTTTTCCTCATATAGAGTAAAGGGATATAAATCATCAAGAGTGTTTTTTGTGCTAGTTGTCGGTCATAGAAATACTCCGCCCTTTCTACAGGATCCTTATTAAGTCGCCTTCTTGTTTGCCTATTCATAAGTCCTCACTTTTAGAAATTTCCCAATTGATCGTTATCCCATACAGAAATCTGCTATTAGTAAATATATTTTTTGCATATTTAAAATCTACATCAAGGTCAGGTAACATATCCTGTAATTTTGACAAAAATTTACGCTTACGCATCCATCTTTGTTCTTCTATATTATAATTACTAAATACAACATCAAGACCTGTAAATCCATTCTGATTAGCTTTTTTTATCTTTTTTTCTAGACATTCTTTTTTCCACCATTTCTCAAACCACGCATCAAAAGCTTTCTCGCGTTCTTGCCTTAACTTCTCAACGTCCAACATAAACACCTCCTAAGGTTATAAGTCCTCGCTTTTGTAAAATTGCCCATTTATAGTCTTTCCAGTCCTTTTGCTAATCTTTCTGTACGCCATATCAAGGCACATAAGAGGATCTAAGCCTAATTGCTTGCATAAAATTATAAGAGTTACAAAGATGTCTCCCATTTCTAAATTTAAGTTATCCCAAAAGTTTTTGCTTACTTCACCTTGATAGTAGCTGATATCAAATTCAGTCTTAAACTCAAACACTTCTTCGATAAACTTCATAAACTGCGTATTCGCATTTTCACTATGGAGCAAATCCTTATCATCTGCCCACTCCAAAGTTAGTTTTTGTAAATCTTCAAACGTCATCTTTTATCCTTTCAATCACACCACGCAAGTGTTAAATGCACATTTCCGTCTTCATCAATACAATTCAATTCTTCAGCACTTAATTCAGTCCATCTTTCCCTATAATTTCCATTTATGTCAACAATTTCTTCAAATAGTTCAAATTTCAATTCTTTTTCAGGATCAAAATATTCAAACCATTCTAAAAAATCTTTTACTTTCATTCTTCCACCCTATCTAGTAATTCTTTATCTTCATATATATTTCCTGCTATTGCATAATCACCACAATTAGTAATGGATTCAACAATTCCTTCATCTTTCCAAACAATACAGTAAGTATACTCATCTTTGTCAAAACAAATCCTTGCATAATCCCAATAGTCATTTTCAAAATAACCTTCATCAGTCAAGATATCACCTTCGTATATTTCATGTCCGTCTCTGTCTTTCACACCAATACCTCTCATTAAAATATATCCTGGTTCTTCAATTTCTGTCCATTCAGAAAAAGCATCTAAAACTTCAACCTTTTCATACTTATCCGTACTAGTTATTCTTACATCATAATCAAGATATTTAGCTTCTTTATCCCAAATTCTAAACTTCATTCTTTCTCCTCTTTTACCACAACAAATCGTAAACAAATTCTATAAGCTTAGCGGCTATCAAAGCTGCTAACCACATAAATGTTACAATCAACACTAACGCAATGAAAACTAGTAGAGCTAATGCTATTAATTTTAAGAAGTTCATATTCTATTCCTCAGCCTCGACCTCTTTAGTTTTTTCTAAGTTTAGATACACTTCGCTTTTATCAAAACAAAAACCTATTTCAAATAAATGTTTTTTTACACAATCTCCGCTTTTCCAGTCAAACCAGTAACCCATAACTTCCTTATCTGGGTCCATCTTGTTCAACCTATCTATAAGTTCTTTTACTTTCATATATCTTTCCTATAGTCCAATAATTTATCGTATAGTTCATTCAATGTTTCAATTTCTAATTCGCTTTCCTCACTTAAATAACCAGCATCATATTTCTTAGCCCAACCAAATATAGATGTTTTCCTTTGCTTAATCAAACGTTGTATTTGTCCTATATCAGACATTGTTAAATCAATTTTCATTCTCCAACCTCAACTTCTTTAAAATCAGCCAAATCTGTATTAAACTTTTATTTGAAGCTCCCTGTGTATCCCTAAAAATTCTAATTCGTAGTCATATAGTTCTTTATCAGTTAATTTCCTATCGTATAACAATGTGTCGTGATATTTCATACTAACCTGATCTAAATCTATCTTTAACAATTTAAAAGCATTTGAGCTCATAAGTCCCTCCATAGGCTGACAACCAATACTAAAAGGTCTCGCTTTCATACCGTAGATGTAATAGTCTGTGAAACTCATTCTTCCACATCGTTCTTTTCAAAATTATCTAAACATATTCCGTATTCTTTTTTGAATATTTCTATTTCATCATCTGTAAATTCTACCTTGTACTCAAATACATCTTTACTTGACCCTTGCAATACAGGATAGCTTATACTTGGCCTTTGCTTAATTGCTAGATAAGTTGGATTGCCACCTTTTGTTTTCATAGAATTATGCTCATAAAAATATTTTTTTATCTCTTCCCTATCCTCTGGGGGTGTTTCAGCAAACTCAACTGCTGCTTTTATCATTTTTACATCTTTATCATCACAATATTCATTTTCAATAAAAATTAGATTTTTAATAATTAAACTTATTGTAATAACATTTGAAATTAAACCGTCATAAGTCACTTTCCTTTCCAATGTAATTTCTTTAGTTTCTTTTTTTTCTTTTAATTTATAATCATTTTCTTTAGCAATTTTCTTTAATTCATCAATTTTCATATCTACTCCATTTCTTTAAAATTTGAACCTTATTCCCCATCTCTACTATATAAAGGTGCATAATAAATACCTTTAATTTTAAATGCACATACAGAATAGTAATAATCTCCATTTCCGTTATCAGCATATAAATCCGCTTGTGCTATTTTGTTTTGATTGTGGATAAATACCACTTCTTGCGTAGTAGATGTTTCCTCTCCACCATAGTAATTTAAAGCAGGTTTATTAAATCTTATATCAGTAATAACAGCTTCTAATTTAACATCTTTAAACTCTCCGTAAGCCATAGCACAGCAATCATAATCTGTCATTTCGATAGTTATGATAGACCCGTCATCTAGCTTTAAATGATCCTTGCTCCATTCAGTTATTCTTCTGCCTACAAGCCTATCAACCATTTCTTTTTTGTCTTTATACTCAAATTCTTCGTAACACATTTCTTCCTCCTTATCCCAAATACGCCCATTGCCTATACATAACAAACAAATATCTTGCTATCGCTATTAGTGTGAAGATATCTATCCACTTCTTAGCTTCTTTCTTTTCACATAAGCTCGCTATTCTTGATCCTGCTAAAAGAATCATAATCAAATTTATTGCCTTAATTGCACTTGGTGTCATCATATCCTCCATGCTTCCCAAAATACTTTGTAATTCTTTATCATCTGGCAGTTTTTGTATTTGCCATTGTCAAATACCGCTATCTTCTCATCTAGATATATAAGCTTTGTATCCTGCTTTTTATCAGACTTTCTATTATCCCCTTGGCTCACTTGTAATTTATAACTCTCTCCCAATTCTAAGTCTGGCCTCACTTTATTTTTTGGTATATCTGGTATCCTTTTAACGTGCATTTTTCTCCTCTTAATTTATACATATATTCATATTAAATCTTTATTTATTCAGCTTTTTCTATTTCAATCTCAACTCTAGGACATTCTTTGTCGTATTTGACCCTTGATCCATCATGGGAAACTACAATCTTGCAGTTGTCATCCTCGATAACTCCACAATCCGAAAGAATATCGCAAGTCGCAGCAAGTAAGTTTGTTAGGTCTACCCTGTGCTTGGTCTTTCTGTAGTACACGCATTTAAGGTTAATCGGGTAGTCTATTTTCTTCTTATACTTGCCCGTTATTTGCCTTCCGCAGTCTATTGCGTAGTCCTTGTATCTCTTGGACTGAGTCAAGAAAGGTTGCCCTGTCCTAGAGTTTTTGAAGATCTGCATTGAGTTTTTCTTAGTGGCTGGATTGCCATATAAAACTAATTTCATCAATCCTCCGCCTCACTTGCTGAGTTCTGTTCTCTTATCTCCTCAATTAATTCTAAAAAATTGTTAGCTATTACTTTATCTATATTTTTACAAGCCTTTTTCTTAAAAAAATTATTTTCCCAAGAATTTCCCATCTTGTAATCAGCTATCACAGTATCCATTTTGATTTTTTCAATATTGTTTATGTCCTTCATAACTCCTCACTTGCTTTAGAACGGAATTCTTCCATCGTCTTCTATTTCCTGGAAATCATCTTCAAAGAAATCGTCCGTATTTTGCCCTGTATTAAAATCGCCACCATCGTTGGTATAATTACTCCTGTTTTGTCCTCTCATCGCTCCTGCGTTATTCTGTGCGTTGTTTCGACTATCTAGGAACTCAACTCTATCTGCGATTATGTCAGTAGTGTAAACTGTCTTACCTGTTTCCCTATCTAGGTAGGATCCTGTCTGAACTCTTCCAATAACTGCACATTGACTGCCTTTACTTAGGTAAGTGCTTGTATTTTCTGCCATCTTGCCGAAGACCATAATCCTTGGGAAGTCAGCGGTAGGCTTACCCGCCGACTCCATTTCTTGCCTTTTATCTCTTGATAGTCCCTTATCTACAGCAAGTGTAAAGGTACATACCGCTTGTTGACTTTGTGTATATCTTAGTTCTGGGTCTCTGACTAAGCGACCGATTAGATTTACTGAGTTCACCTATTCCTCCTCGTCTAATATCTCTGCATCCATAACACCTTCTGACATCTCTGCTACCAGCTTAAAGTTAGCCATTAGGACTTTATTTGATAAGCTTGTGAATGATTTTTGAGCCCTTTCAGCCATTTCGACGTCTTCTTGGTCAAACATTCCTTTTTCCACATCCTCGCTCATTGCAAGAATAATAGCTGTTAGTACTGCCATTTCGTCATTAGTAAATTCAATTTTCATAGTTATCTCACATACTCCTTTTGATATTTTGCCATCATCTCTTTTAAGTTAGTTTTCCTTACCGCTATTTGTTGAGGAGTGGCTTCAATCTCGCCATCCTCCATCATCCCAATTATTGCTCTAAGTCTTTTTATATCTCTAAGTTTGGATCTGGCTCTTATGTCTTGATTTTCCATCACATCCCCATTTCTCTTTTGATTTCTTCAAACTGCTTTCTAGTAGACTCAGATATACCGCCTCCAGCATCACTCGTGTTTTCGTAGCTATTAGGCTTTCTAGCTGGTTTTTTGTCTGTGTAGTTGCCTTCTAGGACTTTTACAAAATTGTTAGGTCTTACAAACCAATCAAAAGTTATAGCAAAGTCATTTACATATCCTTGTAAAAACCTTGATTGTCTTATATTTTTTATTGCTTTGATTACATCATCAATCCCGTATTCATTTATTCTTGCAGTTAGCAGTTTATATCTCTTAGTGCCAGCATTTAAGGCAGTTACCTTTGGGATGTTATTATCTAGAGAGTTCCACAAACTAATTATTTGCTTGATTTGAGATGAGTTCATCGACTTTTTCTCAGTCTCTATATCTTTATCTCTATATCTATCTCTAATCTCTATATCTCTATCTCTTATATCTGTGTAACATTTTTGAACATTGTTACGCTTATCTGTAACATTGTTACGCTCATCGCTATTTAGAGTAGGGAGTTTCCTCTTGTTTTCAACGTCTATAGATTTTCTAGCTCTCATCTTTCGCATTCTAGTAGCTGCTTGTGTTTCTGAGCCTATCATCTCATCAATTTGATTCATGTAGAGTTCTCCAGTATCTAATCTTTCTACAAGACCGATATTTACAAAAAGCTCTAGGGCGACTCTAACTGTGTCTGTGTCAGTATTAGTCAGCCTTGCAAGAGATTTCACATCATAAGGCATAAGTCTTTGCCCAACATATCTTATAAGTCTGCCATCATCTGATAGGCTCTTTAGGAGCAGCTTTAAGTAGAAATTTACATAAGCCGCTCCGTTTTCTTGGTCTTCAATCCATTGGATTGTGTCATCATCGTAAAAGTCTTCTGGTAATTTCAACCAGTAATACCTTTTTTTATCACTCAAATAGACCTCCTATTCCTCAACTGGCACAAAGTCATCTCCGAAGAAGTCATCTTGTTTGCTGTCTTTCTTATCCTCAATTATTTCTCTAGTCTTTGGGTCAACATTATCTGGCACATCTTCTGCCACTACTTCATAGTCGACTTTGAATTCTCTATCCCCATCAGAGCCTTTGACGCTGTCTTTAAAGCTCGCATTGTCAAAAGTCATAGCTTGGGTTAGACCTTGAGACTCAATCGCTTTAGGAGCGTATTTTAGGACTTGTATTAAGCATGATTTCTTTGCCATGGAGTCGAAGTTGGTCTTCCATGGTCCACTGTGGTAACTTTTAGAGAATTTCTTTCCGTAGGTCTCTGCATCTTTTTTTGACATGTAGAAAACATCTTGCCCACCATCTTTGGTTTGATAAATGGCGTAGTAGCCTATAACTTCTCCACTATCGCCAGTTAGACAAGGTTTGTGGCTTATCTCTCCTGTCCCATAATTGATTGTGAAATCTTCATTCTCCCTCACTTCTCTTGCAGTAATTCTTTTAAATTGCCCCGTGTTGTAAGCAAGCTTTAAAAGTCCTTGATATCCAACTTGGAAGTTTACGGTATTTCCATAAGGAATTAGATAAGACTCGCCAAGTGGTGTGTTAAACTCTAGTCCTAATTGTGCTGAGTTCATAATTGCGGCAAGTAAGCTTTGCTGGGTACAATTAGCAAGCTTAGGATTAGAGCTTATAGCTGTCAAAGCAGTTCTTACGAACTTATCCACAGGTAAGTAGCTAGGTAGAGCATTTTGGATTTCTCCCTTCATACTCATCAGTAAGTCCCTTACTGTGTCTTGCTTGGTGTTCGCTGGTTTGTTTTGTGTGTTTTTCTTTAGTGCATTTTTTGCGTTAGTCATTTGCCGTCTCCTTTATAGAAAATCTCCTGTACTCTGATTGTCTTGTATATTCTTTGTATAAATTTGGCTCTTTTTCCTTAAATTTCTTACTGTCAAATCTGTTACTTACATAAGGCTTATATGATACAGATATGAAGTCATTAGACCCAAAGTTGTTATCCTTTAGCTGTAGTTTGATCTTCTGTTCAAACTCTTTATTGTCTGCTTCTAGGGTCTTTATAAGGTCTTTTCTCTCCTTGTAAGCCTCATAGTCTGTCTTATCTACTTCAAGGCTTACCTCTTCTTCTTGGCCGCCTTTAAATCTTTCTTTTAAAGCTTTATCGTATTCGCTTGTCCCGTCTGGTGCTGGAATCTCTCCTTTTAGCACGTAGTTTTCCCAAAAATCTATTTCTTGGGATTTTAACATCTCGATAACTTCTTCATCTCTTGGAATTTCTCTTATGATGAAATCAGTTGAGAATATCAAGCAAGCTATATAACATTTTTCAGCCCCTGTTACCATCATGTAGTGGTGGCATTGTAGTTCATAGTTTATTGGTATTGCTCCATCATCCCACTTGTTTTTTGCGTATGGGCTTGTAGTTTTACACTCTAGGATGGCGTTTTCTCCTACTACTTCCCTATCTATATCAGCTAGTAGATAAGGATGGTCTGTATCTACCATCATAAAATTATTTCGCCTTACTTTCTTGCCTGTAGCTTCTGTAAATCTTTTTGCTACATAGTCTTCAAGGTCTCGTCCCTGTCTTAAAATCTCATTGTCTATATCTTTTGTGACTTGACCCGTCTTTTCAAAATATAGCTGGGCTTTAGATTTCCATGGATTGAGTCCACAGGCGGCAGCTGCATCTGATCCACCTATTCCTTTTTTTCTAAGTTCAAGCCATTCTTCACGGGTAAGTGTTGAAACATTAGCGATTTTCTCCATTACATAAGCCCCTTATAGTATTGTTCTTTCAGAATTCTTTCGTCTTCTTTCTCTTCCTCATCTATCCTTCTAAGGTAAGCCTTATCGTCTTCATCTAGTTCGCCCTCTTCGATATCCTCGAATTCAATATCTTTTATCTTACAGTTTTCGGAAACTTGAAATCTTTCTTTCAAAGCCTCTTCTATATCCCCGTCGTAGCCTTCTTCTATAGCTTGTAGCGGGATATCTACTTCATCTTCTACATATAGGATCTTTGTAAATTTAACTTTCATAGCCTATTTGCTCCTCTTAGTAGCGTTTCTTTACCTTCAATTACAACTTCAATAATTTCTATCTTGTCTTCTCTGCTATCTTCACTAGTTTTAGTTTTTAGCCAATCTCTTAAATTCTTCAAATCCTCAATTTTTAGAGATTGTATGGCATCCGCAAATTCGCATCTTCTTTTAAAATTCATCTTTACTCCTTCTTAGCTATAAGGTATAATCCTTACATAGCTTATTTTATATGTCCCTTAGTATGTGCTAGGGGCTTTTTTATTGTCTTCATATACTCCAGCATCTTCTGGAAACATCTCTCTTATATATCCACAAATTTTCTTATGCTCTCTTTTTCTGCTTCTTAAATCAATCCCTTCTACTACTTTTAACTCTGGTCTTTTGTTTCTTCTGTTTGCTTTTTTGTTTTTTCTACTAAATAATTTCATTGTCATTTTCATCTCCTTATTTAAATAAATCTTTATTTCCTGCCAAACACTTTTCAAAGGCATTTTTATCTACTAAAAACACCCACTTGCCACTTTTCTGTTGATATCCTGTGGCAAAAGATAATTTGTTATTTCTTATAGCTTGCCTCATGGATTCCGCATCCCAACCCATACGATCGCTTGCTTCTGGTAGGCTTATAAGATAGTCACTTCTTGCCACTTATGTCCTCCTTAAACTCTTTCTATCATTGGTAAGTATCCATTTTTCTTAAGCTCTTCATATAGGAAAATTCTTCCTTTTTGAGTCCATTTAGTAAGTAGTTTTACATCTGTAGTTCCATCTTTTTTAGGGTATACATGAGTTTCTGAACTTGTATATCCTTTATCTTGAATATTTGCATATAGTAGCCATTGACCGCCCTGGTTGTATTGAATTTTTAACTCGTGGAGTAGTTTATTCATCTGTCGGGCACTCATTCCGTAGTCTTTAGCTATGGAGCTAACTTTTATTAGTGATTTGTTTTGTAGTATTTTATCTACATAATCAGCTTTAGGTTTTAACTCTCCTATGATTTGGTCTTTTTGCTTTCCTTCCAGTTTTAGCCTTTCGATACTTTTGTTTGCAATTATTATTGCCCTTGCCAAGATCTCTTCATCGCTCTCGCCTTTTTTAGTCACCATGTATCCGCCATCTCTTCTTATAGCAGGTAAGACCTCTGCGGTTACCCATCTTTTAAATTCTTTGGCTTTCTCCATTTTTGATGAAAAGATTAGGGAGTATAAACCTGATTCATTAATTACATACATTTTTCTTTTTTGACCTGACCCGCTAATTTGGCGGGTTAGCTTATCTTCAGAATCAACATGTTTTCTTAATGCACCATCAGTATCTTTGTATTCTAAAATCTCAGCTACATCTTTACCTACAAACCATGGCTCGCTATTTTCATCTACAATCGTTCTTATTTCTCCAAATTCTTCATTATTAAAAATTTTTAAATCTTTCATTATCCCTCCAACTTATATAGGTTTTAATTTTAAATTCACGACCTTATACACGTATTAATTGTATTTTTAGGTAAAAAAATATCATCAATACCAACCCCAAAATAATCAGCTATTTTCTTAGCGGTAGTAAGACTCATAGCTGAAGAATTTTCAGCTCTACTTATAGTCTGTTGAGTAAGCCCCACAGCCTCCGCCAATTCTTTCTGGCTAATATTCTTCATAGCCCTATATACTCTTATATTATTTCCTTTACTTTTATTATCTATTATAACACTCACCCCCTTCAAATCTCCCCTTTAGTGTATAATATAAGTAAAACACTAAGGAGAAAACAATGACAAACATTCCAACAACAATTTTATACTATGATAATCTAGAATTAGATGTTCCTAAAGTCTGCCCTCATTGCCACAAAGAGATGGTTCCTACAATAGTAACCAAATCTGAGATTGTAAAATCTTCTGGTCAAAAGGTATTTGCTGTACTACTCAGATGCCATATCTGCTCTAGCTTTTATGCTGCAGAGTATATATACAGCAATAAAAGTGGAAATATAAATCAAACTTTAGTTCCTTATCACTATTCGCCAACTGTGGACTTAGATATTCCTAATAATATAAAAGAAATATCTGAATACTTCGAAGATATCTACACTCAATCAGAATCTGCTTATCAGCTAGGTTTAAAGCAAATTGCAGGTATGGGTTATAGAAAATCTATCGAATTCTTAGTTAAGGACTTTTTAATATTTCTCAATCCAAAAGATACTGATAAAATTTTAAAATTAACTCTTGACAATGCTATTTCTAAAATAGATAATGAAAAACTTCAAAACCTAGCCAGGATGACTAATTACTTGGGCAACGACCAAACTCATATCAGAACCTTACATCCAACTAAAGACATTGATGACCTTAGAGATTTTCTAAAAAATCTAGTCCTTCTTATATCTTTTGAAATCAATTATCACGATGGATTAGACACTATCTTATCAAACTGATCAAGTGTATCAAGTTTGCCGACATACCTCCCGTTCGTAGTGTAAAACTCCTTTACCTCCCTTTGAAGCTCATCATAATCATTTTCTATATCATAAGTCACTTCTATAATAGAGGTGACTTTTATTCCTTTTGGAACAACCTCACTTCCTGTTCTTTTATCTAAATCATTTAATAAATTATTATCTTTCATATTTTCCTCTTAATCTTCGTATAATTGCCACCAGTTAACTTGAAAATATTCTCCAATCTTCTTAGCTTTATCAACTGGTAAATTTCTGCGTCCTGTTTCATAAGTGCTTATAGTTTTCTCACTCACTCCAATAGCCTTCCCCAACTCTTCTTGCGTAACTTTTTTCTTCAATCTTAATTGTGTTAATTTCTTCATACTATATCTTGTATCTCCTTTTTAATTTAACTACTATATGTAGTATAATAGTATTATATTTATGGAAAGGAGGTGAAACTATGAATCAAGACCTAGCTAAATACATCAACAAATGGATCAATTCTTCATTAGATAATAGTGCTAAATCTAATACACAACTATCTGGCGACTTGAAAGAAATTCAAAACAAACTTAGCAACTCGAGTTTAAATGAAGATGAAGCTAAAGCTATTTACGAATCAATTTATACAACTATAAAAGCTAGCGTAAATATTTCTATAATATCCACATTGGAAGTTCTTGAACAACACGGGATAAAATTATCATAATTCATATTTATCGAAAGAAGCATAAGGATGATACTCTTGCGTATTGTCCTTAGTTTCTTTTTTATCTATTTGTTGAATCTTGATGTTTCCATCGGCGTCAATAGTTACCCCGCTATTGTTTTTATTTTTAATAGATAAATTATCATCTTTTAGTTCCATTTTTATTTCAGACTCCTTATCATCTATCCTTAGACTACCAAGGTAAAAAGTTTCTCGAAAAATGGTGTTTACATTTTCTTTTAAAATATTTATCTTTTTGCTAGACTCATCTATAACTATAGATATATTTACATTTTCGTTACTTCCAATTAATGATATTTTTTTGTTTTCTTTACTCATCATTTCCCCTTTCTTGTTTTGCTAATTATATAATACACGTTTTAATTGTTTTTGTCAACATTTTTTTAAATTTTTACGTGTTTATTGGACTATATACACTTATTAATTGTTGTTATATACCTATTTTAATTGTAGAATACAAGTAAAAGGAGTAATAATAATGGAGATAAAAGATAAACTACGACAATTAAGAAAAGACAATGGATATAATCAAGAAGATGTTGCCTTTAAGCTTGATATGTCCACTAGTGCATATGGTTATTATGAACAAGGAAAAACAACACCACCACTAAATAAACTTAAAAGATTAGCTGAGATATACAAAATATCGATTAGTGAACTTACAGGAGAGCCTAAAGATAAGATAGAGGTTGTAGGGCGATCTCAAAACATGCATACCTATCCTTATTTCGATAGCTACGCTGCAGCAGGGAATCCAATCACTATTGATGGTATAAATAACGCCCCAAGGATACATGTAGCTGATGAACTCCTAGGGCAATATGCGGGAAATGAAAAACTTGTATTTTTAAAAGTAAGTGGCGAATCTATGAATAAGATAATTCCTGATGGTTCTACTATTGGTATTTTAGAATATGATAGCGTTCACGACCTAAAAGATGGTGATATTGTTGTTTATGCTACAAAAGATGAAGAATACGCAGTGAAGTTCTTTTACAGAAACGGCGATAAAATTATTTTCAAACCCTTTTCTACATATAGTTATTACTACGATAAGATATTCGATATAGATGATAATATTAAAATAATTGGAAAAGTAGTGGTTTATTCTGTGATGATATAATGTTGAAAATTATTAATTAAAAAATTTAGAGGAGGAAATAGTGGAAATTTTTATTTTAATATTAATTATTTTATGTATATATAGAGCTATCTCAAATAAGAAAGAATTAATACAAAGCGGCTTTAAGAGTTATAAAAATTTAGAGGCTAAGAAAAGTGAACTAGAAAAAGAATTAAGAGAGTTAGAAGATACATATAAAATTAATAAAAAAGATTATCTGAAATTTAAAGAAGAAACAAAAATGCAGGTAATAAAAGAAAAATCAGAAGAAATTAACGAGCAAATAAAATTATTATCTGAAAAAGAGACTTCTTTATCCAATAAGGTTTTTGATCTAGAAAATAAATTCAAAAAACTTAATGCAATTGATTTCGGTGTAGTACCAACAGATTTTGAATTTGAAAAATCAGAAACCTACAAAGAAAAATTAAAAAATATCAAGCTAAAAGAATCAGAATTACTCAGAAAAATAAAAAGCAACAAATCCACTGAAGTTACAATAAATTTAGATAAGCTAAATAGATTACTTTACAATGCTTTCAATACTTTCTGCGATTACAACCTCAGTAGACTAACTTTTAAATCATACCCTACTAGGCAAAATCAAATACACACAAATTACAATAAGTTAAATAGGCTGGTTAAAGGCGTAACATCTATTGATGAAAAATTACTTGATTTAAAACTTGAAGAGTTAGAATCTTCTTATGCGTACTACAAGCTAAAAGAAGAAGAAAAAGAAGCACTCAGAATCCAAAGAGAAGAAGAAGCAGAAAATAAAAGAGCTCAAAAAGAGTTGGAAAGAAAGCAAGCTAAACTATATAAAGAAATAGAAGCTTTAAATATTGCTAAAGATAAAGTTAATGATAAATTACTAGCTGCGAAAGATGATGAAATTGAAGCTTTAAGATTAGAGCTACAAAAACTAGAAAAAGAAATAAGCGGTCTCCAAGATGAAAAAACTGATATAGATTATCGAGTGGAAAATACTGGAGCTGGTTATGTATATATAATTTCAAATATCGGGTCTTTTGGTGAAGAAGTTTATAAGATTGGAGTTACAAGAAGGTTAGACCCTTACCAAAGGATACAAGAACTATCTTCTGCCTCAGTGCCTTTCAAATTTGATGTACATGCAATGATTTTCTCTTACCAAGCTTATCAGCTAGAAACAGAATTACACAGATACTTTGATAGCAAGCGACTAAATAAAGTTAATAACAGAAAAGAATTTTTCAATATCAAATTAGAAGATATTAAAAAGGTATTAGACCTTCATAAAGAGCTCACATTCGACTTCAATCCTGATTTTGAAGCAGAAGAGTATTGGGCAACTTTGAAAATGATTGAATCTGACGAAGAAAAAGAAACAAATTAAAAATAGCACCAGGCGACAAATCCTGGTGCTTTAAAAAACCTGCGGACTAGACAATTAATGATTATATATTTGCCCCATCCTCTTTAAATGTACCGTAAAAAAGAAAGGAGTCAAGATGGCAAGAAAAAGAAGAAAGCTCCCCAATGGCACGGGTAGTATAGAAAGGGTTAAGCTCACACCCCAAGGCAAAACTAGAGTCAATCAGTATAGGGCAAGACTACCTAAAGCTAAAGGAAGAAAGGATATAGGCTTCTATAAGACCTATAATGATGCTCTAGAAGCTTTGATAAATTATCAAGAGCCTAAGCCTCTAATTACATTTGAAGAGCTATACGATAGATATAAGGCGACTAACTCATATAAAAAGCTAAGTGATAAGACACAAAGAAGATATGAAACATCATTCCAAAGATTTGAAGAAGTTCATAGTATGAGTATACATGATATAAAGTATTCTGATTTACAAGATGTACTGGATCAGATGGAGCTAGAAGGATACGACAAGACTTTAGAAAGCGGAGAGATTAAGCACATGGAGTATAGTAAGTCATCTATAGAAAGACTTAAACACCTAGTATCTAAAGTGTATACTATAGCAATAAAAAATGACATGATCCAGCTAGACTTATCAAAGTATCTTGAAGTTGGAGGTGTAGGTATAAGAAGAAAGAAAGAAATCTTTACAAGAGAAGATATAGAAAAGCTATACTCATCTATCCCCCACAATCTTAATGCTATGCACGTGCTTAATTTAATCTTTACAGGTATGAGGACAGGAGAATATCTAAACTTAAAGACTGAAAATATAAACCTAGACACAAATCAAATTCTAGACTTTGGAGAAAAAACAGAAGCAGGTAGGACTAGAAAAATGTATATACACCCTAAGGTAAAAGATATCATGGCATACCTAGTAGACCAAAGTAAGCTCGGATATATAATAGAAGCTAAAAAAGAAGATGGCGGAGTCTACAGACCAAGTGATACAACTTTTTATAAAAGCATATATTATCCAGCACTTAAAAATGCAAGAGTAAATAAAAAGATCCCTTATAGTTGTAGATATACTTTTGCAACTATCGCCCACTACTCAGGAATTAGTGATAAAGCTTTACAAAAACTTATGGGACACACTAACTTTAACATTACCGCCAATTCTTATATACAAGATTTAGACGACTATATTTGGAAGGAATTTTCTAAGATAAAATGACAGTTACCCACAAATTACCCACACACAAAAAAAGAAGCGTTGATTTCTCAACACTTCTTAATGTTTGTTGGTGCGGGATAA